CATTAAGTCGATCCTATGGCCACTGCTCGTTTCTGTTCTCTTTCAAGCTGTAGCTCTTGCATTTTCAGTTGTGCATCCACCGCATCAGCAGCCGCGACCTGCTCGATCTTCTGCTGCTTCACCTGAATGTCAGCCGCTTTTATCTCCAGCTCTCTCTTTTTCAATTCCAACTCAGCCTCTGCCATCTGCTGCTGCGGTGAGGGCCCAGATTGAGGAATGGTTGATGGATCAGTCAGGAATTCCTGCGTGTTCATAAAGCCCATCGCCTGGGCAAGCTGCTTGGCGATGTTGTAGATGTTCTGCTCGTTGACGATCTTTAGACCACCCTGCATAGATTGAGTTGCAAGCTGTAGCATCTGGCCCAGGTGCGCCATCTGCTGGTCTTTGTTACCAAAACCAATGCCTGTACTCACAGTGCAGTCCGTCCTTTCTTTCCACATGGAAGGATCAACGTCTACCCACTCGTTTCTAAGCTGCACAACTTTTTTCTTATCCATGTGCTTATAGAGAAGTGAATAAACCATGTTGCACATGTCCTTAACACCCGTCTCGGCAAAGTTCCGCGCAATCAATTCAATACGAGACTGTGATGCAGTCATCGCATGGCTGACCGCCGTGGCCGTGGTGTGCGACGTAAGAATGTTCTCGTTAAGTCCTTGGGACATCCGAGAAACACCCGCTCTCGATTCTCTTACGCCATCCAAGTATTCCAGCATCTGGAAGCTGTAAGGCTCCAGCGGCGGAGTTGGCAGAGGCATTACTGCGTTGGGACTTTTTACCCGGACCACACCACCTGGGCGTTGTGTAACTAAGTCATCAAGATTGGCCTGGCCTTCTAACACTGCATAACGCCCAAAGTTGACGTTATAGCTGTTATTTAAAAGATTCCGCATCAATGTTGATTTTATTAGTTGCAGGTCCATTACTGTGTCAGCAACAGACAAGCCAAAGAACTTGCCGGGGATTCTTATCGGAGTGCAGGCAACAAACGGAATGTAATCCACTTCCTCTTTCTCAAGGATGTGTCTGCCGATGGTTACGCACTTTATAATTTCAGAGAGGCCGTCGCCGTCCATGTCGGCGCGGATATAGTTCTCATGTACCCAATACTTCCACGATGATTCATCGTTTCCGTAATTGGAATCGTTCCCCCAGATGCCAACGTTAGAAGAGTTGTCATACATATACCGGCTATACCGTTCACCGGACATCTCATCCATATCAGAGTCACCTGATCTCAACACTTCAGGGTCTATGTCATAGCCCATCTCTCGGAGTTCTGTGACTGTTTTTTCTGAGCGATGACAAACAAAAGGAGACTCCGCGATAGTCCGCGACATTCTTGCGATCAAGAATTCATCCGGGACTAGGTTTTCTATCTTGACTTCGCCACCACGGTTAAACCGTTTGATAACGATGTCATGGACTGTCATCTCCTCCACTATCGTTTCCGTATGCTCGATGACTTCAACGTCTTCATCTACGAGCAACGCCTCCAGCTCGAGGTCCGTTAAACCATCGTAACTCTCACGCCCAAAAGACTCGTTCTCCTCCCACCATATTTTCATCACCCCCTGCTTCTGAAGAATTGCAGTTTTGAAAAAATCATAAAGCAAAGTCCAGCCGTCGTTTTGCTTCATAACAACGTGGTTGACGTACATCGTCGCCTGCTTGGCCTGTTCAACGTCTTCCGGGCCAACAGGGTTAAACGTGCAGACTTCTTCCCCGGATGCAAAGACACGCATCAGAGAGGGCATGATCCACTCTATTGTGTCGGCAACTGTGGAATCTACAAAACTTGAGCGGCCCTCTACTTCATTCCCAAACGGCAAGCCATAGTAATACTCCATTGCCTTTTCACGCTGTTCAGAAAGCTCACCACCGTAACCTAAAGCCTCAGTTGTATGCTCACCTATGAGACTAACTAAGTCCTCATCGGTTATTTTTTTTGCCATTTATACGATGCCTAAGTTTTGGTATTTGATTTCACGGGACCATGTTTCATTGCTTTCTACATCCGCAAATCTCAATGATTGGACTGCATAACGGAAAGCACTCATTGCGTCATCGTGCAGTGGAACTACTTTCTGGTCCTTACGGTGATACATCCGATACTCTTGCCAGAAGTCATCCAGCGTAGAAAAGACAAACAACTTCTGACTCTCCAGGCGTTGGAAGATCTCCATAATCCCCACCTCTATACTGATGCCGCCTTTCTTCTCTCCTAACGCCGGAGGATTCTCAAAATGAAAGGGGAGCATTTGCACCCCTTGATTTCTGTACTGGTCCGCAAGTCCAGGGTTACCCATGGAGTCCTTACGGTTGCCGTCGTGCGGCCACGCTACGTTGATGCGGCCCCGGCTTTTGATAGCGGTGGCATGTGCCTGGGGAGGTAGCTTGGCCTGCCGGTAACAATCGTAAACATAGACAATGTCCTCGTCCCGGTCATGCGCTATCCACACTGCTGCCGTTGGATGATCCCACCCAAAATCCAATCCACAGATTTTTGTGAAATGGTCTGGAATCGTAAAAGGATCGCACCGGATCTTCTCCTCCGGTATGGGGAAGACAAGACCACTCCCGATAGAGGGGCGGCCATATTTCCGCATTTCCCGCTCATGGGGGGAATAAGAGGCCAGGATCTGTTCCATCACGACTTCTGACAGATGTCCTGGAGTACCGTGGATTGTCGTCTTTATTCTTTCGGACGCATCATCCCAGGATGCCGTGGTCATGCTTTGACCCGGCTTTAAGTCATTCAAAAAGGCCGCAACCGTTTCGGTCATCCCCGCTTCCGGGGTGAACGTCATATAAACCATGCCTTTTGTAGAAAGGGTTCTGGTGACGGCTTGGGAATAAATTTCCCGTGGTGGTTCTTCATCCAACCACACAACGTCCACAGAGCGGCCCATCCATTTCTCTGGGCCTTGTTCATACGCCTTAAAGTGAACCGTGCTGTTTCCACCGGAAACATGCTTTATCACCGCAACAGACTTGGCGTTAGGAATACCGGGCTTACGTTCAGATGAGACGATGAGATGTTTTGGAATCATCCCAGAACCCCAGGCATCGTAATCGTCAGGATTGCCTAACAGCTCTGCTTGTACGATGTCTCTTGTCGTTTCATTACTAGCACCCCCTGCCCAGGCGGCTATCGGATTCCTCCACCGGCGGCCTTTCCAGTATTTGGGGTATAGGCCAGTGAGGTGGTAGGCCATCTCGGTTGCGCCGGAGGCCGTTTTTCCACAACGGTTACCACACATTAACAACCGTTGATAAGCGTGTAGCCCTGTTTCAAAGAAACGGGCCTGGAAAGGATACGGGTCAAACAGGTCGATCTTGTTGAATCGCTCCCGCTTTTTAATCTCCTTTACGAGCTCGACGGTTCTTACTAGTTCTTTTTGGTTCATTGCAAACAAAACCCTCCTCCGGAGAATATGAGAACCGGCTCTCTAATTGCTTTTGAACCTTCTCTTTTGGGAACATATTCCAAAAGTCCTGATCTGTCGGCCAAAGCGACCTGAACGCTCGTTGTGATGGAGTCAATTTATCGTCTGGAGTCAATTCAGTGTCCCAGGGACTTCTATCTCCTCTACCCCCATTAGCAGGTCGAGTTCCCGTCTCAGCTCATCCGTAGACTGCGCCTCTATGTTGGTTTGTTCCACACGGTCCACAGGTTTCAACCCTGCACGATCCAGAATGTCTTTTACCGCCCCTAACCGGACACTTTCTGATTGTGCCGATTCCGCTAGGTTTTTAAGCTGGGATAAAGCGCCTGGGATAGAGTCAACGATCATCTGCTGAGTCTGCTCCGCGATTTCACGGGCAAACTGTTTCTTTAGCTGGCAACCCTTAACGTAGGCTGTTTTTTCGGAATAACCCGCCATTGTGGCCGATTTTGTGGCATTGCCTGTTAGGCAGAAAAACTCCACAAATTGGCCTTGCATTTCTGTTTTCATCACGCCTTCTTAACCTGTTTAGGTCTCCGTATTTTTACCCCGTATTTCCCCTTCCATTTCTTGTGGATCTTTGGCTCGTTTATCGCTAGGTAGGCTCTTTGCTTTTTGCTTTTGAAGGGCATTTTCTGGGATTACCTTTGCGTAAATGACACCATCCAGATATACGATCCACTCTCCTCTTCCCCCCATGAAACACTTGGTTTGCTTACAAACCTCGTGAACGTATTGGTCTAACATCTGGAAGTCCATTAGAGATTGATTATGGATGTAGGATTTGGGATTGAGTTTTTGGGATAGATATCCAAGTCTTTGTAAAAATAAAAAGGGGGCCGGGGGGGGGTCTGCAGCGACCTGGTTACGCCAATTCCTGAGGCTTGAACCCTGGCCGGGTCACGATCACGCCCCTATGTGGCTGATTCTATTGGGAATTCCCTGGGCTGGGGGCATTCTTTGGGGGCAGGTTCGGAACCGGTTGGTTTGAACTGCGTGTGGGTGGGACTAAAAGGATATCTACAAACCATTACATCCCAGACATTACATCCCAGCCTTCTATCAACCATTACATCCTAAAGCCTACATACCAGACGTTACATACCAACCCTTACATCCCAACCCTACTAGTGAAGCAGTGCTTTGTTGTAGTAAGCAATGAGACCTTCTGATGTTTTCTTA